ACATATCACATGGTATGTGTGCCCCGACAACACCTTAAGGTGCGGGGAAGGGATAATATCCCAGGGGAGCTCCTATATTGTATCCAAACGAAAAGTCTTCTCCAATAGATCTGTACACTTCACAATCCATAGTATTACTAATACCGATTTCGGTACCATAATTATATGGTTGTTCAGCACCAACAGTCTCTGGGTCAGCTGCAATTGGTTCTCCAACGGCAGTCATTTGCACTGGGATTTCTTGATAGAAAGGAACATCTACTTCTAGGGTTCCTTCAATATAAGGAATGTATTTTACAAGAGGAGCACTATTTTCGATACCGGGCCAATCAGCAATTGGTTGTACCGTCTCGAAAGTAGTTTGAGTGATAGAATGCATGTCAGTAGTATAAGGCCGAAGTCGCACATCAGGAAAATCCACAAGGGTTGTTCCTGCTGGTACGAACATCATTCTCATACTTCCTGAGACCATTCTGTAAAGATAACTTACATAATTATACAGGCCGTCGACAGGACCCGATTGGTCCAATTCGACGCTAATAAAATTCTGAAAATTGTCATTGGTATCATATGGACGAATCATATTGAGATTGCCAGCTGTCACAGCCGGCAAAATTGCCTTATATCGTCCATATCTTTTGAGACATTGTCTCAAAGATGTGATTGCTTCTCCCATACCGAGTATGTTCGGATTGTAATCCTTCATCTTTTTGCTTTCGAAGAAAGACTGCATTTGTCCACTGACCCTTCGTACATAGCGATCAGAATCGCTTGATGTAATATGGCCTTCGAACTGTTCATGACTGATCATCATCGGTTTGACCACATCAGATTCAGTGAGAAAAGCATATTGGAAGTCTTCACCACAACTAGTTTCAACTAGAAACTCAATTGTATTGGAGGCGATCGATGGATTTCTCAATTGATTCAGTACTTGTACATAAATCATACCGGTAGGCCTGTCATAAGAGACTGCTGACGGAGTGATTGTAGAAATACTGTGATCGAGTTTCTTCCAAAGTGTATTGGATACATAAGGAACTTCAAACTCGAACTCTGCTGTATCACGGATGTCAAAAATTTGATTATAACATTTGTTAAAATCAATAAGAGTGACATCTGATCCAAGTTCAGCCATAGGGACAAAGAACACACGAATACGGCCAGAATGGAAATTCGTCTTCACAACCTTGAAATGATATCTCAGAGCTCCTCGCCAGAAGCTGAAGATGCGAGAGAGATAACTAGCAAAAGTGTGAAAGAAAATCAATCCTGGTTCGTAAGGTGAGGCTGCAATTTTCTTTGTGCAAGCACTAGGAACTACAGGCCATCTCCAAATGGTTGTGCCACTAATTTGAGTTTGATCCATTGTGAATCGATCGACGTAAACCGGTTTCTGTAGAATTGTTGCCAACGCCATCTCATCATCTTTTGTGGCAAAAGCATGATAAGGTACACAAATTTCGTTACGTGCATCTAGACCGAGTGGTTTTGATTTAGTGTCACCGTTGAAGTTCGTCATGTGACGAACCAAAGATGGCTGCACAATTGTCGCAAAGCTAGGATCGGTAGGCCGAGACCATCCGAACATG